CTGCTTCATCCGAGTGCCTGTGGAGATTTCACCACCACGGGATTCATCGGTAGAGCGTGGGCCGTAGTGATTTAATACACCACGTACTGCTGCTTCTTCTAAAGCCATGTCAGTTCTCCTTAGTAAGTAGCTTCGTCAGTGATGATGCAGATCAGCGTATCAACACGCTGTGCTCCAAAACCGAAACGAGCTGTAGTTTGAAAACGATCTTCACGGTCTGCATTAGCTCTCCAACCTTCAACACTTGGGCTAACTCGGTTAGCTTTCATCATTGGGCGGGAGTTATCATCTAAGACACTCATAAAGATATTGATGACATCACCGATTTCAGCGGTGTCATTTGCCAAATCCTGACCAGAGGCATCAATAGCTTCTGTTGCAGTTTTAACTGGCAGTTTGTTAGAAGTCCAAATATCGAAGCCGAAGATATTGCGAATGAACTTATGATCACGTGCAAAGCCTTCAGTTACAATGCCTTCAAACATTGGGTTATTACTTACGTTAACCAAGTTGGTTAAGCTATTTAACGTAGCTTCAACAACAGGATCAACAATTGCGATACGACCAGCCTGTGGTACGTTAGCTTTATCAAAAGCTAACTTAGCGGCTACGAAATCAGCCATAGTCATATTACGACTAGTACCTGAAGCACCACCAGCTACCCAGCGATGGGCACGGCCATTGACGTTATTAAGAGCAGCACCAGTTTGAGCGGCGTTACAAGCTGCTAAGAACTTGGTTTCGATACTTTCTGCGATGCCACGTGTTGCTTCCATAGCTTGCATAGCCATGAGGGTTTCGACTTGAGCGCCATCTTGACGTAGTTCATCACTAACACTCCAAGCATCACCGATGTAATCAGTAATGGTCAGGGTGATATTGTCCGTGTCGATAGGGGAGAAGGTCATTGGAACACCCTCAGCCACATCTTGGACAGTACGAGAACCTACGGTTTTGACGTTCAGAGTTGTACCAGATGCGAAATCTGATACGTCTCGTGCGAAGCCTTCAGGTAAAGCCATATCGGGGAGATTTTCCACGATGAAGGCACTATACTGTTCAGCCTCTACAAAAGCAGTAGTGTTTTGTAAATTAGACATTTAACTGTCTCCTGATATTAATTATATTTATTAGCTACAATCTGACCTGCTGCTCTCCAACCATTAACTAGGTCTTTAGAACTAGCTCCGCTAGCAACCTTTGCTGTTGGTGTGTCGAGGTTCTGGTTTCGATTTATAGCTTCTGAGTTGATCGTGGATTCATTGCTGGTAGGCAAGTTTCCACTTTGACCCGAGTTACCTGATACTAGCTTGATAAATGCAGCTGGTGACTTAGCGGCAGTTGACTTGAGAAATTCAACAGATACACCCATAGCTTGTGCTGCTGCTAGGGTTACTTCTGGAGCCTTATCTCCGTACAACCTACCGATCTCGGCATTAGCCTTATCTATATTCGCTTGTACCCGATCTGCCTCACCAATCTCTTGGTAGACGCTACGGGCTTCTTCTCTCATTTTAGCGGGGTCGTACTCAGGAGTCGCTGGTGTTGCGGTCTGTTCGTTGCCTGCTTCTATACGAGATAGTGCATCTTCTAGTTTAGTCGATCCATCCACAGCTTCCCGTAATCGGGCGTTCTCTGCTTCCAGATTAGTGATATGCTCTTGTGCATGTGGAATCGCACCTAGGGCTACCTCAACTGAACTATACTTCTTACCTTCTCCAACAAACTCTGAGGCTATGGTCGGCACTACTGGTGCTGCTGGGTGGGTTGCGCTAACTGCTACACCTTCTGTGGTTGGTGCTACGGCTGCGGCTGCTTCTTCTACGCTTGTCGGCGCTTCTTGTTTAAATACATCTGTGACGTTGTCAGTCATTTTTAATCCTTGGGTAATAGGTCAATTACCTGTTGTAGTGTACGCTCGGTTGCATTCCTGTCAGCTTGAAATTCAGAGTAAGCTGGTAATAGGTAATGAGCCTTGCTTAGTTTATCTTTCCTAGTGGCTTTAAGTTCTTCCTCTAGGATTCCTTTTAAGATATCAAGTGTCTCTGTACTAGCTTTTACTACACTCTCTCTCTTCTCTTTTGTCTCACCTTCTCTCAGGTGTTTAAACCATTTAATGTTCATACTATATATAGTCTGTAAATTTTTCTCGTTTTGTTACAAAATACTCCACTTATTTCTTTTGGCTACCTTCTACCATCTTCTTGACAACTGCAATCTTCTTTTTCGTCCGTCTTATATCCTGCTTCACTGTACGAAGCTGCTTAGTTTCCTTAATGGTGTTCAGGTACACTCTTTGCTCTTCAGCTGATCTAGCTCTGGCTGATCTGAATGCCTTAGGTTTAGCTGTCTTCTTCACTGTCTGTTTAATAGCAGTTTTGGCTACCTTCTTTAGCCCAGCTCTAATTAGGACTCCAATTGCTATGGGTATGAGAGGTAACGGCATTAGCCACTCAGCCTCTTGTTGAAGCTCTTTGCTACGACATTTCCCTTTACTGAGGAGCGCATTCTTGCTAGGTGAGCACCTAAACCACCCTTCTTCTTCTTTTTTTGCTGTGGCCCAGCTGAAGTATGTTTGATAGCTCCTGTAGTCTTAAGCCCCTTCCTAGGTGTGGTAGCAGCCTTCCTATTCTTCAGTCTATTGAGTGCTGTCTTTATTAGTCCCATTATAGTTCCCTTAGTTTCTATTTACGCTTAGCTTTCTTAGTTCGTTTGAACGATCTATTCTTTGAAGGTGACTGCTTCTTTAAGTTCGACTTCTTGTTGTTCTTTGTGTTATTGTCCTTATGGGCTATATCCTTCCCATCCCCATTTCCATATGTACCAGCTTTCCTGTTAGCCTTGTTGTTTCTAGCCCTCTGCTTCTTAGCTTTAGGCTTGGAGTGGTAGTTAGCATACTCTTTTTTGTAATTTCTCTTAGCTTTCTTCTTTGTCTTCTTTGCTGCCATTTTCTCTATCCTGTAAGTATAATTCGTAAAGAGAGCATACCCCGCTTGTCCAACCAAGGAAGTAGACCATCAAATAGACCAAGAAGTTCCCATCTTCTGGTACAACCATTGCAGCTAGTATTGGGGGCGCTATAGCCCACCTGAATTTATATAACCTACTGTACCAGTGGGTTCCCCACCACTTGATGTAATCAAACATTAAACCCCCTATTCTATGTCTCCGGCCTCAGCTATATTAGCTTCATCGCCCTCTTCATCTAGGCCTGTCATGTTCTCATTCTGTAGCTCCTGAGAGGCTGCATTGACTAGACGCTGTGTTTCAGTCTGCTCCATGACAGCTACGTTATCACTGACTAGGTCGTGTCTAGCAAGACCCGGCATATCTTCAAACAAAAGTCTAGCTAACTTCTTGTCAGAGACATGATTGAGTATTCCCGGCTTGACTGCGGCCACCTGTAGAGCACCTTGTATATTCTGTACCATCTGTGCAGATGCAGCGAAGTGCCTTGAGCCTACAGCTCTTAGCTTACCAGAGGCCGTGATGTCTTCTCTAGTGATTGTCTCAAAGGCTGCTGAACCAATATCATCGTCCATCACCCTAATCAGGTCTGAACCGTCTAGGTTCCGTCTCGCTACCTCTAACATCTTATTCATCAGAGGCTCAACGATCTCCATCTCGAAGTTCAGTATCTTCTCTTGGAATATACGTCCAGCTGCATTATCTAAGCTCTGTACTTCAAAGGCAGTTTTCTCCCCCGGAGTTCTAATACCCATAGCTTGCTTAGGAGCGCCAGCCATCTCTTCCATCTTGGCTTCTAGTTTATCAATCTGATTGTCGGCAGTGATAACACCATTCAGGTTCTTACCTAATTCAATTATCTCTGCATCCTCACCACCAATAATCTCAGCTAGTGGTTCCCACGTATACTGCTCTACATCGCCCTTGATTAACACTGGAGGCATGACTGCTAAGTCCATAGCATCTGCCTTAAGGTTCTCAAGGTGATTAATTCTGTACTGCATACCCACTAGATTATCAAGTGGCCCCATTGCATATAGGTTATCTGGGCGTAACCTCCAGCCTGTATGTACCTTGGTAGACTCACCTAACCAAGAGGGGTTCTGTTCCTTACGTGCCACCCACTGCCTATCGTACACTGTAATCCTATAATCCTTGAGCATAGTCTGAGTGTAGCGATCATAGATGGTTCCCTCAAACTCCAGTATCTCTACATAGTTTGATTGGTAGTAGTCCATCAATGAACCAAAACCATCTACCTCGTACCCTGCGGACTTGAAGGCATCGTTCTCTTCAAATGTGCCTAGGTTATTCCTAACATGGCGCATGTTTTCTAGTATCACTTGGTAGTGCGCATTCTCTGGCATGTTCTCCAGCTCTAACGCTATCTCACCAAATGTTTTTAATGTTCGTGTTATCTTAGGTGTATCAACAAAGGTTGCTGCTGTAGGGTTGATTACAACATCTAAGGGGCTTCTGCGTATAGCTTTTGGCCCGATGTATCCGGGAAGTTCAACCCCTTGATCATCAACCTTTACATTCTTCTCATATGTCACTTCACCAATAGCATTACCATAATCTATGTAGTCATAGAGTAGCATGCTGACTGTCTGTCGGAAGTTAGACATCCTGAGTTTATTACTCATGTAGGCTAGGATTGCTTCTCGCTTAGCCTTAACCTCATCATCCTGTGTAGCCCCTTCCCACTTCATCCAATCATCATTAGGGAATAATGCTGAGATGTAATTAGCATGTAGGTTATCCCTGATCTGTGTGATCTTGGGGAGATGTGTACTATTCTTCCAAGGGAGGTTTGCATTAGATGTAGACTTAGTGTCTGTAGCGAAGATGTAATTCCTCAGCTCCAGCTTCTCTTGTACCCACCCACTCCGCTTACTTTGGAATTGCGTATAAGCATCTACGATATCTGTAGCCAGATCATCACGACTTAAGATGTGTTCAAGTTCGAGGACTTTACCTGCCATTGTTTCCTACCCTATTCCGCCGAAGCGTGTATTATAAATAATGTTAGTTCTTTGACCACCGCCTATCTGCATTTGCATTGGTGGTATAGCTGCATCAATCGCTGATGCCACTACATCCTTCACATCATCGTGTGGTGGATGAGCTAGTATTAATTCTTCTTCTAGTGTCTGGCAGTGTCCGCCTCTATAGTGCCAGATAGATTGGTTATCGTACCGTGGCTCTAGTATGGCACTAACACGTTCATCCTTTGTACCTTCATTTCTTGAAGGTCTAAATTCATCAATCTTTATACTCAGGCCATTAGGCTTGATGTATTCGTGCTTAAGTTCTTGTACTATAGCCGCCTGCGCTACTGTTACCTCAGCTCTTAGTTTATTAAACTGCCAAGATTTGTACATATCAAAGATGTGCTCAAAGTAGACACTGATCTTCTCAGTTTTAAATCTGTCAATTTCTAGTATGTATATATTCCGTTCGCTGTCAATACCTATGACAGCTATCGCGGTATAATCAGCTTTCTTATTTAAACTGAAAGCAAAATCTATTGCAGCTAGGACGTTAAGCTTACGTTCCTTGAAGTACCACTTCCCACCTTCCATGTGGATGAACTTCTTGTCGTAATATTGAAACTGCCCTCTGCTGATTAAAGCGTTGTCGGGGTCGTTCGGGTTGTTGTAGTACTGTGCCCGATATTGACTCTTGTCAAGGTACTTAGCTCTCTTACGGGCTAGTACTTTGATGTCGAAACCAAACCACTTGCCTGTGCTAGACTGCTGACGAGGCCAGAGAAACTCTCCTGTGCCATCACCTATATCTTCTACCTCTTTCTGCCATATCTCATATACAGCATTGGTAGCAACCTTCTCACCCTCATCGTTGAATACATCCTCCTCCATCGAGATGAGATCAGAGTACAAATCTCTTGGGTCGTACCTAGTTCCTACAATCCACTCTTCTGCACCAGTTGAGTTTTCGTCTGTGCCTGTGGACTCGATAGAAGCGAGGAGAGAGTATTGTGAGCGGACTTTCTGTCGCCCATCTTCCGTGTAAGCATTCTCTTTAACCACCACATCATCCATGACTGCATGCGTAAAGTGGAACCCTGTCAAACTTGTTGTAAGACCAGCGGTCTTAATTGTGGCATCTCGTATCCCTTCTAGCTTACGTGCAGGGTGATCAACCATGATCTCACTGGTAGTCCATCGAGAGCGCTTACCCTCCTCTGGAGCAATCATCTCAGGCCAATAACGTTGATACGTCTTTGACTCAAGTATATTCTTTATAAAGTAAAGTTGTGCTTCTGCTAAGCCGGATGTAGACGAGATATACAAGAACGTGCTTGTAGGGTCTCGTGTGATCTGCCATGCTACCCTGTAAGCAATCATAGCACTCTTCTGATGATCACGAGGCATCAACACAAGCTGATGATCTTTCCTGTCCTCTCGCAGCCACCACCGAATCATATCTTCATGTATTGAACCCAACACTCGATGGGGCGCAATTAACTTAATGAAGAAGATTAAATCTTGTTCAGCAGCTTCTCTTATTTCTTCTTCGCTATCTGATAAGGCCATTATTTGTTATTATGTTCAGCTAGGAGTTTCAGATGACTCTCTGTCTCATTATCTAAGCGGGAGTCAACCTTCATCTGGTGCTCTCTCTCTTTCTTAGTTGGACGACCCTTACCACTACGCCATCCAGCTGAGGCAATCCACTTGGCTGCTGTAGTCCCTTTAGACCCTGCAGTGGTGGCTACCTCACGGATAGCCCTGATAGACTCAGCCCTTAACTTGATCTCTAGCTCTTCTCTCCATTTGTCAATCTGCTCTCGAATTAGGGCACTGTTGCAGAGCTTCTGCCAGTGTCCCCATGAACCTAGTACTTCTTGCGCGAAGAGATATTCTGTTGGGTCGGACATCTCCATGTACAAACTGCGCATAGATATATAGATCACCCCCTTATATTCGTGGTCATTCTCTTTAAAAGTAAACGTAGGGTCGAAGCCTTTTGTCTTTGTCTCAAAGAACATAGCATGCGTTAGGAAGCGACCGATTGAGTCTTTCTGACAACGTAACTGCATACTATTCTATCCAACCAGCAAATAACATATTTATAGTAGTTACAGAACCCCACGCTGAATCATGATCCCAAAGTACCTCAAAAACGTTACTAGAGTTTAGAACTACTGTAAGTTCTCCGACTGCTGACCGTGACGACCCGTTTGGTGTATACCCATACCATCCAGCTATTTCAGACTGGATGCCAAATGAGCCGCCCACTTCCCTTACTCTTACTCTTAAATACTTATGTGAATTAGCATTATGTGTTCCAGACAACCAACCCTTTAAAATAATCTGAGAGGCGGTGAGGGGGATTACATCTAGGGCAGTCCATATGTTATCAGCGCCTGAGCCTGTAGGCCCATAGCTTTCAGTTGCACTGACAGCTTGCAAACTGGTGATATTAACAGAACTGAAGGTTGAGTCATCTTTCCTGTGTACTATATGTCCTCTATTAAAACCTGATACTTCGGCAGGTAAGTACGTGAGGTGGTTTATTAGTCTCCAATCCCCTGTAGCATACTCTATAAATTCTAGTTCATCTCCAGCAACAGTGGTTATGTTTATATCGCCCGGTAATACTAGGTTAGTAGTATTGTGTGTTAGTATTGCAGCTGCATCAAAGTGAATCTTAATAACTGTCCCTACGCCAACTGAGGCGATAGAGTTGATTGTGTCTGTTCCTGTAAAGTCGAAGTAGTTACCGTCTGCACCTACAGTGAGTTCGTTCGTTGTTATATCTGCTGTACCTAAATCAGCACCCTTAGCCCACTTAACTATAGCTGTATTAGTCTGTACACCGCCCACATCAACAGTGTTCGATAGGACAGTAATTCCGCTTATTGTAGTATCGCCTGCGAGGGTGTTCACACCATTAGCATCTAATGTACCAGATAGCGTAGTGTTGCCCGATACCGTCTTGTCGCCTGTAATCGTCTGTACACCTGCTAGAGCCACTGACTCTGTAACCAACTCTGCTAGAGCACCCTCTACGCTTGTAGCTGTAAAGTCCCCTGCCGTATCCTCTATTCCAATAAGGCTAGCACCATCCCCATTAGCATCACTAGCTAAGTCTACCCGTAGCTGAGCCGCACCTGTATCTGTAGTGCCACTAACCAGACTATCTACATAGCTCTTAGATGCGGCGTGTGCTGCATTTGTTGGAGTTGTAGGGAGGTTGGTGACGTGGTTGGAGTTCATGTCCAATTCTTGTTCCATTGTATTAGGCTCCCCATCAGGATTATCCCGATACAGTACCTTATCATTCAGTTCAGTTTCGATTGCTGTATTATTAGCGTTCTGCACTGTAGTGGCTTGATAGCCGCTTACTACATCTGTTAGATTTACTTTTGCCATAGTGTTCTCTTGCTGTTAATGTTAATCACTTTCGGTGTGCGCCTCACTCATGCGATCCTGACTTCTTGTGTAAAAGCTCTATCAATAGTCCATCCAAGATAGAATCTGTTAGATAGAATATAGGGCTTCACATTAAGAGACTCAGCCCATTCCACAAGAGTTTTGGATACGCCCTTATAGGTAATTATTTTATTGCTTCTTCTATTTCTGGCCTGCTCTGATCGAGTAGACCACTTGCAATTCTCGGGGGAATATCCTTTGTCGTTATCAATACGATCTATCTGCATACCATCAGGCCGCTTGCCCATGTCAGCAAAGAATACCTCAAAAGACCCCTTCCACTCGTCGCAGATTGTTATACCTCTGC